ATCAGAGTCCGAAGTATGAGTATTCTGGCGAGGCAAGTAAAGTTAAATTTACTTGTAGCTTAACCAAAAGAAAATATGGTTTATCACAAGTTAATGATTGGTTTAATACACCTGAGGTTCAAGAATATACTAAAGCTGGATATGTTTTAAAATATATGACTAAGACTCAGGAAATGCAAAACCCACCACAATATGCAAAGGGTAATCTTGAACAGATACTTTGTTTAATTATGGTCAAGCCATATAAACCTCAACCCAATGTAGATGGATTTAAGCCTGTAGGCCAAACTATGCCTAGATATACACCTCAACAAATGACAGAGGCTCAACCATCAGCACCAGATCATGCTATGCCTGTTGAGAAGATGTCAGATATGGATGATGAGATTCCATTTTAATGTCTGAATTATCTAAAACTCAAGAAGAACTTATTAGCGATTTCTTTAATCTTAAAAAAGATTTCGCTTTTAAGGTCGAGGAATTACAAGCTATGTATTTAGAAAATAAAGGATTACACAAAAAGATAGATGCTTTAGAAAAAGAAAATCATAGCTTTAAACAACAAATAAAACAATTAGAACAAGACGCTGAAGAAATGCTCTTGTATCCCTAAGGAGATAATTATGTTAATTTTTGGAAAATCAAAATCAGATTGGAAAGTATTAGAACTTCATTACAGACGAGAATGGATTTGCTTTGTAGTAGGATTTGTATTAGGAGTTATATTGATATGAATTTAAGCGATCAGTTATATAAAAAATTAGAAGATGCCTCTAATGATTGGGCTGAGTGGCAAAAGAAAACTATTATTTTAGATGAGGGTAGAAAAGCAGTTTTTTCTTCATGTGTGATTAAACATAAAAAGTTAGTTAAGACTATGAGTGAGGCAGAACATGAAGCAAGAATAGACCCTGATTATAAAAATATTGTTCAACAATATGCTGAAGCTGAAAAAGAATTAATTAAAGCTAGATATAGATATACAAATATTGATAGGTATGTCAGCTTAAAACAATCAGAGTTAAAAAGAGATTTAGCTTTGAATAGTAAAGTTTAATGGATTCTATTAACGATATATTGATTTGCTCCCGATATATGAGTCTAGTAGATAGAGTGGTCAGGGAGACTTGGCCACTTGTTAAAAAGAATTTTGGGAAGAATAACGATAGTTTATATAAACGGCTATCACTTTGAATTGACCCAAAATAACTATGGGGTGGTTTTTATTTCTCTCTCTTTAACCACCCCTAGTTTCTAGTAATATCAAAATGTTTTAAATCTGTATTTTTGTGAATTTGTTTATAAGTGTATTCGTAATTAATTAAATCAACATCATTTCGTTTTTTAATTTCTTCGACCATATCATTAACTTTAGTGAAGTATGGGTAAGTATCTATGAATCTAAAATTAACATAAGAACCATAAGGATTGTTATTGGTTTCTAATTGTAGTTCTAGGTCTGTTATTACGAAATCAACTTTTATATTGTCCATTAGGACACTATACTATTTCTTACGCATGATGTCTGCACCTTTAAGACCATAGATCGCAGAAACTACTCCAATAAAAATAGCTTGATACCAATAAGGTAAATCTTTAAAATACTGAAAAAATAAATCTAATTTATTACGTATGTCAGGGTCGTCAGAGAAAACAGAATAACCCAATAACAAAATAGGCAAAGATACAAGAACAAGGACAAATTCGTCTTTCCAACCATTGTCATTACTTTCAATAACTTTTGCTTTATATTCAATTTCGCCTTTCGCCATTTGCTCTGCATGACGCATCTGAGCATCTGACAATAATTGTTTTGTTCGTTGTTTATTTTGGTATAGCTTAGCCCCTGTCTTTACACCTAAACTTAATAAATTCAACCACATTTTAATTCCTTTGCTAATTCACAATAATGAATTATTTTATCATATCTTTCTTTAGGATTCTCGCCCTTTTTATTCCTAACTGCATATTTAACTATATTGCCATCTATGAAGTCTAAATTATGTGAAATTATTAATTCTATAGGCTGTATTTTGCCTTTATAATGATTGCCACCTATTTGCTTATCTATGGCTCTCTGTGTGGCTCTATGGCGTTTTAAAGAGGGTTTTTTCATCTATATATAGATGTTTCCGTCCCAAGAACCATTTTTCTTTAAATACATGGGTGTCAGATGTGGCATACCATCAGTAATCAATCCACAAGATAGAATTGGTTTTTTTAAATTTAGCTTCATGTAAGACATACTTAGGGCTTTGACATCAACGAGACAACCGACAGTCATGCCGAAGTTTAAATGAAAATCATTACCTACAAATTTAATTTCACTACGAGTATGTGCATGGCCTTGAACTACTGACATAGAATATTGAGCAACAGCTTTACCAATATCAGCAGAAAAGTAATGACCAAATAAAACTCTACCTTTATCAGTATTAATAAAATGTTTTTCTTTCCATTCCCAACCTTTGCCAACTTCCCATATTTGATTATATGATTTTATAAAACTTCTTGTCATGCCTTTAGCTATTGCTCTACGATAAACCATAGAACCATGATTGGATTCTAAAATAGTCATATTAGGAAATAGTTTATATAATTTTTGAATATCTTTTTTTGCTAATTCGTATTCATCTTTTGGGCTAGGTAAGTCAGGGTCAATAACATGGTTCACATTGATAGAGTGCATATCGGCTTCATCTCCGATATGAATTACAGTTGTAGGTTTGTATTTTTTTTTTAATTTAGAAAGAAATCCGTACCAATCTTTGTGTGCAAATGGAAAATGACAATCACTTATAATTAAAACTCTTTTATGATTCATGCAATTATGTGTTGTATATTATTTTGATAAAAAGTAAAGCACTTGGGCTATGAACAATAAAGCTACAGCACCAACTCCATACATAATTAAATTGTTCAGGCTATCAAATTTCTTATCTAACTTTTCATCAATCTTTTCTATATCTTCGTGCATATGAGCAAGATGATTGTTTTTAATTGTTGAAATATCTTTTTTTAATCCTGTAACATGACCATACAACGATACGATATGTTCGCCTGTTGTCTTTGGTCTCTTAGTCATTAGCTTTGATCTACTTTCTCTAGGATTAATTCAAATCCAGCACTAACTGATGATGTAGCTGAAGCTTTAGCAACTAATTCTAAATCTGTTTTTTCTGTAAATTTTATAGGCACGATATAATTCTTTTCTACAAATCCACCTCTTGTAGTTATAAATGCTTTTGTGTTCCAAACATTACCATTGTCTATTTCTTTTGAAATAAATCTAATTTCATTTTCTAAATCTTTAGAACTACCTAAATCTATTTGCATTAAGTAAGCATTATATTTTCTAGGAATAGTATAAACACACATTAAAGTTTGGCCATAACCAGCACGAATTTGAGCAACAGTTGTAGATGAAACTGTTATTGTAATTGTTCCAACATTAGAAGTTCCTGTATTTGCAGTTATCATTACTGCTCTAAATACTCTAATAAAAGATACTGTTCCAGCACTACCACCAATAGTCAAAGTTTCTTCTGCTAAATCATAATTAGAATCTAAGCCAAATATTTTAACTGTTCCTGTATTGTCATCTGAATCAGAAGAAGTTGCAGTAGCAGTACCAGATGAAGATGGGTAAGTGTATGTATTATTCCCGTCCCATACTGTTTCAAAATCTGAACTTCCTACAGCAGTATTTAATCCAAATTTATGTACTCCAGAGAAATTACCAACATTACCTCTTTGAATAGATAATCCTATTGGTGCAAATGTATTGTCAAATAAACTCATTTCTTTTTCTTTCTCGGTTTATACTTTTTAATAGCTTGTGAGATAAAGATGTTTTTATACAAAGAAACCTTTTTGCCAAATTTCTTATCAGCCTTTCTCTTGCTTGATTTGTATGCACGGCTTTTCTTATTAAAAGATTTTGGTTTCCCTAATCTCTTAGGTCTAGCTTTAGCATATATAGGTTTCTTTGTGGCCATTACTTCTTCTTCTTTTTAGCTTTTTTCTTTTTCTTCATTGGTGGACGACCTCTAGTCTTCCCATAAGTTCCTTTTCCCATTGGCATAATAAACTCCTATTAGTTAGTTAATTTTCCACCAGACCATTTGGCTTCTGGTAATCCATTAGTATATGATTTTCCATCAAATGTTAATACTTGTTTTCTATTTGAACCATCTTTATATGAAACATGAATCCACCCACTATTAGCTTCTCCTGTGTAATACTCTAAGATTAGTTGGTCAAAGTCACAATGGTTTTGAATCCACAAAGCTACTTCTAAATTAGATACTCCAGCTATTTCAAAATCTGTTGCGTTTCATGTAGTGTGTTGTGATGTTTTTTTACT